TCAGGCCTCCTCAACGTCGTGATACTCTTCGCACGCCTGCAGCGTGTTCTGGATCAGGGTGGCGACGGTCATCGGGCCAACGCCGCCGGGAACCGGGGTGATGTAGGACGCGCGTTCGGCGGCATCTTCATACACCACGTCGCCGACCACTTTGCCGCTTTCCAGACGGTTGATGCCGACATCGACCACAATCGCCCCTTCTTTAATCCACTCGCCAGGAATAAAGCCCGGTTTGCCCACCGCGACGATCAGCAGGTCGGCGTTTTCGACATGATGGCGCAGGTTTTTTGTAAAGCGGTGGGTGACGGTGGTGGTGCAGCCGGCCAGCAGCAGCTCCATACTCATCGGGCGACCGACGATATTGGAGGCGCCAATGACCACCGCATTGAGGCCGTAGGTGTCGATATTGTAGCGTTCCAGCAAGGTCACGATACCGCGCGGAGTGCACGGACGCAGGCGCGGCGCGCGCTGGCACAGGCGGCCAACGTTGTAAGGATGGAAGCCGTCGACGTCTTTATCCGGCGCGATGCGCTCGAGAACTTTGACGTTATCGATCCCTGCCGGCAGGGGCAGCTGAACCAGAATACCGTCGATGGTCTTATCGGCATTCAGAGTGTCGATAAGCTCCAGCAGCTCGGCTTCGCTGGTGGTTTCCGGGAGATCGTAAGAGCGGGAGACGAAGCCCACTTCTTCACATGCTTTGCGCTTGCTGCCGACATAAATCTGCGAGGCCGGGTTGCTGCCGACCAGCACGACGGCCAGCCCAGGGGCGCGTTTTCCGGCCGCAACGCGAGCCTTCACTTTTTCCGCAACCTCAGAGCGTACCTGCTGCGCAATCGTTTTACCGTCAATAATTTTTGCTGCCATCAGAGAGAGGATTCCATCTGTATCTTTACGAAAGGGGGATGAGGATATTTTGTCAGAAGCGGGCCTCGCTGTCAGTCCTCGTTTGCTGTTTTATCCTGTCTGAGGCTAATTTAGCCTGTTATGACCATAGTTATTACATGGTTATAGGTGCGTTGCGCCTGGCCACTGAGTCGATTTACGCGCGCATTAGGCCCAGCGGTATGCTTCTTGTACAGTTGGTGGGGGATATTTCGCCAGCGTCGTATAAGCCCCGCAGTTTCCTGGCAAAATGGATTGACTCGACCGACGTGGACCGTATAATTCCACGCGTTTCACTCCGCGAAGCACTCGCTTCTCAGGGCGCCCTTAGCTCAGCTGGATAGAGCAACGGCCTTCTAAGCCGTAGGTCACAGGTTCGAATCCTGTAGGGCGTGCCATTAAGAAACAATAACTTACGCCAGTTTTAAACCAGCCTGATTTCCTCCTTGTGTCGTATTTGTGTCGCTAGCGCCAAAAATGGCGTCAATTTTCCGTGCGTGTTCGGTCAGGTGGTTCGGCGCCAGGTGAGCATAACGGCGCACCATCTCGATGCTCTCCCATCCTCCCATTTCCTGTAGTACAGAAAGCGGGACGCCGGACTGAATTAGCCAGCTCGCCCAGGTGTGCCGGAGGTCGTGAAAACGGAAATCCTCGATCCCCGCTTTTTTCAACCCGGCGCGCCAGGCGTTATTGTCATCCACCCGCATTTTTCTAACCGCGGGCGTTAGTGTTCCATCAGGGCGATGTTTAGCCGTGGTGTGAACGAACACCCACCGGGAGTGCTTCCCTATCTGATCCCTTAATACCCTGCATGCGGTATCATTCAGAGCCACGCCAATCGCCTTGCCCGCTTTTGCGTTCTCCGGATTTACCCATGCAACCTTTCTCTGCATATCGACCTGCTGCCACTCAAGCCCGATGATGTTTGAGCGGCGCAGGCCGGTTGCCAGTGCAAATATCACCACTGGCTTAATACTCTCCGGCATGCACTCGATCAACCGCTCAGCTTCTTCTCTGGTCAGCCACCGTATCCGCTTACTGATCGGCTTGCGGGTTTTGATAACAGGAGCTGTTTTTATCCAGCCCCAGTCATTCGCCGCGGCCCTGAGAAGGGAACGAATGAATGAAAGGTGTTGCGCCTTCGTCGCCTGCGAAACCTGCCGTGGTTTGTACTCCGGAACAGGCTTACCCTTCCTCAGCGCGGCATCACGCTTACTCTCCCACACCTGCAGGTGTTTACGGTTGATCATCCCGTTAACGGCTTCATGAACTTCCTCCGCCGTTATCTTCGAGACATCACGGCCGGAAAAATGCTGCAGCCAAAACTCAATTTTGGTTTTGTCATCATCCAGCGATCGCTTATGGTCCTTTTCCCGCAGCCACCGGATGCAGCACTCTTCAAAGGTTCTGACGGGCAGGTCGCCGATCTGGTCAACCCGCCACGCTTCCGCCTTCAGCTTGTCGTGGAGCTCCTGAGCCTGCTTTTTGTCCCCCGTGCCAAGAGATCGCCTAACTCTTTTTCCTGACGGCGTAAAGAAATGACAGTGCCACACGCCGCCCCTGAGGGTGATTGACATAAAACTTCTCCTTTATGTTCACCCGCGTTCGCGATGACAGGATCGCGCGGGGTTTTCAAATATGCAATACAAGCTGCTTCGGTCGTTCTGTACTTGTTGCCGACCTTGCGGCCGGCGAGCTCCCCAGACTCAATCAGGCGGTAGATCACCCGCGCCGACACGATGAGCAAATCGGCGGCCTGCTGTGCTGTAATCGGTCTATCAGACGCCATATTCCCTCCCGGTTACGCCGCCCGCTGCGAGCGCAGTTTCTTAATGTGTTCGCTCTGCTCCAGATCTGCCTTTATCTGCTGGGCCTCTTCGTGAGAGAGCGGCTCGAAATCATTATTAAAGCGGTCTATGCTTGCTGTGTTGATCCGCCCCTGGCGCCAGTAGCGAACCACCTTAGCGTCACTGCCGGCGACAATTACCGGCCATCCGTGGCAATCAGCAAAGACCTGGCCTCTCTGAATTAACTTGAACATCACGACCTCCGATGCTTACCGCGTAATTCCTCTTCTTCCTGACAGTCAGCACAGCGCTGGCATCCCGCCACCAGTTCCCGGCGCCGCTCGGGTATCTCTTCCCCGCAGTCGCGGCAGTGAGTAGCTGAAACTGCCGCATGGTTGATGCGCATGTTCTGGATGGTCATTTCCAGCCGGCGCTCTGCCAGCTCGTTGGCCTGATCGATGATTTCTGCGCTCATGCTGCACCGCCTTCGCTTTTTTCCGCTTCAACCGCCATCTGCTCAAGCTTTCGTGAAAGCTCGGCAGACAGTGCCTGGAACTCTTCATCTGTCGCTACCGGGATCGGCACAAAACGGATGCCGATATGAGCGAGGCCATGTGCGGCCTCAAGGCATTTCCTTAAATCAACGGGAGAGGCTCTGTTCATTCAGCACCTGCCTTTGCTTCGTCTATCTTCCAGGCTGTGGCAAGGGCTCCCGCCACCTGGTGGAAGCTGTGTTTCACTGAGACCTTCCCATGCATTCCGGTTGGAGAAACCATTTCGATGGTTGTAAGCTCACCGCCGCTTTTAGCGTCCGGGTAAAACTGGGCTACGTCGTTGGTTTCGACGATTACAGACCCGGATGGGGTATACATTTTCAGCTTCATGATTCCACTCCATACCGCCCATTCATGCGGCCAATAACACTTACAAATTTCACCAGGCTGACACCCATCGGCTTTACCTTCTCGTAGTGCTTGCGAAGGATGGGGGGGCATACAGCGTTCCACTTCGGTTTAGGCTTTACGCTCATCGCTTTGGTTATCTCTTCTGCGCAGCGACGAGCCTGGGCGCGGAGAGCGTTTTCTTTTTCTTCAGGCGTCATGCGACCCCCATATAAGCTCGAATGAAAGCCGCGGCTGCCTGTGCGTTTATAGCGTTACCGTACCCTTTCAGGCGGCCGATGCGGTTGCTGCTTGCCACTCTTGCCGCCCCGGGCTCGACTCGTCCCATGCGTGCGGCAGCCCCATCAACCAGCGGGAATGTGCCGGGTTCAACTGGACGCCATTTTCCATCTCGACAAAAGAGCCAGTCCGCATCTCTCCAAAAACCGTTAACCTCAAGGGTCCGGAACTCATCGACCATGCCGCCATGCTTGGCAAATCGTCCAGCCGCCCCTTCCTCTGCATTTCCGATTCGCACCCCTGCAATGTTCTCGATCCTTTCTCTCCGTCCACTGCCCTCGGTGTTGGCCAGCCCGTCATGAACGCCTGGCGCGGCAACTGGTCCAGTCGCTCTTTCCCGTCCCGCTGCGCCGTCATTCCCGCCGAATCCTTCCAGTCGCGTGACGTTGGAGTTACCCAACCCGTCAGTAGAACGGCTCCCGGTAATTTCAGGCAGACTTTGGGAGTACCGTCCGGGTTCTTTCCGCTGTAGCAATGGGTCGACCCCGTCGCGTCGTTCGCGAGCGGAGTTTGCCAGCCAGATAATTTCACCGCTCCGGACAGGTTCTGCAGTCCGCGCTTCGTTTCTGGCTGTGGATTCGTATTGCAGGTTGGCGTCGGCCACCCAGTAGGCCCGCTCTCGCTCGTTCGGCGACCCGACACCCGCAGCCGGGAACGGCGTAAGCCCGAAGGCGTAGCCCATTCTTTCCACGTCATTTTGTACAAGGTCGAACCATGGATCCGCACGACCTCCTGCAACTTGCTCGCCAGCGATGCGCTGAGGTCGGCACTGCTTGATAAGCCAGCCAAAGGCAGGCCACAAATGTCTCTCGTCACCAAACCCAGCGCCTTTGCCAGTCGAGGAGAAAGGCTGGCATGGGCAACTTCCTGTCCAAATCGGTCTGTTATCCGGCCATCCGGCCAGACGCAGAGCATATGACCATCCACCAATCCCGGCGAAAAAGTGGCACTGGGTAAATCCTCTGAGGTCGTCAGGTGTGACATCTTCAATACTCCGTTCGTCAACTTCGCCCGGGGCGATATGCCCGGCGGCTATGAGGTTACGCAGCCACTGCGCCGCGAATGGGTCGATCTCGTTGTAGTAAGCTGCCGCGCTCATGCTGCCTCCGTCTTCACTACGTCGATGGCGCAGCCGGGGATCAGCTCAACGGAAGCGGTGGCGCACTGGTTGCCCCAGTGGCTCCAGCCTGGCGCTGCGCTGCGACTGAACAGCTCAATCCGCGGCACGTCGCCGTAGAGCAGTTCCAGGCGGTGCCGAACTTCCCACGGTTTCTCGCTGTGCGCGCCGAGTGGGCTGTAGACCACCTGCTTAATGCCTGCGTGTTTGCGTTCCAGCCCGGCGCCGCGGGTGGCGATCAGTACGTCTTCCGTGTTGGCGCGGGTGTGGTTGCCGCCATTCATGCGCGTCTCGGCATTCAGCAGGGCGAGGAAGTCGTAAAAATCGGTCACATCGCCATCTGCCAGAGCCTTGGTAATGCGCAGCTCGGCCAACTGGTTCAACTTCACCCAGGTGAAGCCCTTCATAGTACGCACCGTAAATCCCCAGGCCTCAGCCAGCTCGATCGCCTCTTGGTTGTGGGTGCCGGTGTACCACATCGCCAGTACGGCGTTATCCGCGGCAAGCTCCCATACCGGGAGCCGCTTCATATCGAGCAAGCTCATGGTGGGGTAGTGATCGACGGCGGCGCCGTTGCTGATCGTATTCCCGTAAGACCAGGCCGGGTCGGCATAGATAAGTGAGTAGCGGTTCATTGCGCACCTCTTTTCGTGTCCAGCTCTTCAGCCAGCCGCTGAGCCTTTAACGGGTTTCTTACCACTTCACCAGATGGCATTAGCCAGCCACGATGAAGGACGGAGTACATGCACTTCACTTTTCCTACGGTTATGGCGTCGCGGTAATGTTTCATTTCCAATGCTCCCCGAAGGTGAAACCGATCTCCGCCAGAGATTCGTCCATCTTGCTGATGAACTCCGGCACCATTTCGTTGAAGTCGGACATGTATTTGTCGTCGCGCTCTACAACCACGTGGTGAATGCCTTCTCGCTTCATGCGAGGGTCATAATTCGCGAAATACCAGGCATCCTTTCCGGTTACCCACATGCTGAATTGCACCTGGGCCATGTAGGCGGATTTGATAGCCTCGAAGCCGCCAAGTCGGAATTTCATGAAGTCGCGAGAGGTGAAAGGGCACTTCAGCTCAAGGCCGCGACCATCACTGCACAGGCCGTCTGGTGAGCAGGCGGTGCGCATACCTTCGTCACGGAAAAGGATCGGCGACTCGGTTACCTGCACGTCGGTGGTGAACTCAAACAAGGTGCGAGCGTCTTCCTCGTACTGTTTCCCCCAGGCCAGCGCCTTGGCGTTAACTTCCGGCGCCGCGCCGGTGCAAACCTCTGCGAGCAGCGTATGGAAATAAGACATTTTCATGTCAGTCCACTTGGTGCCTGATCTCGGCTTCGAAATGACGTTATGGACTTCCGATGCGGTGATCACGCCCAGACGTAATCGGTGCCAGGATTCATCCCCCTGTTCAATGCGGGTAACGTCAATGCCAGTTCGCTCGAGGATAATTTCTGGTGTCATGCTGCCACCTGCGCTTTTTTCTGGAGGAAGCTAAAGCCTTTCTGCGCTTCTTCTTCGGTGAGCTGTGATGCCTGGAAAATGTCACGCTTGAAGATGTTGCTGCACAGAGGCAAGAAGTCCTGATCCCAGTCCTTATTCAGGGACGTCAGGAGGTCAGTAATTGCCTGCAGCGTTTCCTCACTTGCCACCAGGGGGAGCGCCTCTGTGGTGCTGCGCGGCGTCACGTCACGCGCATCCACTTCCAGCGTTTTACCTTCCATCTCTTCGGCAGTGGGCTGCTGGCCAATTTCAGGCCACGCCTTACGCAGAGCCTGAGCCTCGGCACACTTCGCCAGCTGGCCGTAAGGGCGCTTTTTCCACATAGCATTTGGCGCGGTAGTGTCGCGGCCGGCGGTGGCATAGTTCTCAACCCAGTATTCTTTCGCGCTGAATTCGACGATTTCCCCGCTCGGCATGCGCTTGCTGACGGTGTACTTGCACCATTGAGGTACGGTCACTTCAATACCTGTAAGCGTCAGAGTGACGTCCGGGCCGAACTCTGGTTCTTTTGCGCCAGCGTAAGAACCGGAGCGATCGGCTTGAATCCGATAAAGCCCGATGCCAGGCATAACCACATCGCGCCACTCGCTTTTGCCCGACTTCGAGTCCTTAACGCTCATTGGCACCAGATGAACGGGCTTCAGAAGCGGATCGAGGTTTCTGGCCCGGCAGTAGTCCAGCGCCATCATTACTGATTCGTCTTTGGCGCCAGGGTAAATACTGTTTTTGAGGGCGCTCCAGGTAGCGCCGTCAATGCCTCGCTCAGCAAGAGAGCTGGCTGTAATCACAAGTTCGTTAGCCATTGCTATTCCTCAAAGTTAAAACGGGCAGCCGGTGCGGTGATCCCAGTCGTATTCCGCCTGGGCGTAAGCTATTGCTGTGCGCAAATCGTTGTATACCTCGCCAGCTTTATCGCTACGGAGGCCTTCATATGGAAACGCCTTGGGCGATGCAGACTGGCGTAGTGCCACGTAAGGATCTTCCGGAAGGCTGTCAAAGACCTCTTTCGCCCGATCGTCAATCCACTTTTGCTTCTCTTCGGTGAGCGTTTGCTCGGCCCACTTACGCTCTTCGATAACGTCATATGCGCGGTATGCGTTCATAAGCACCTCAGTAACTGATACCGGTATGAGGAATGCGGCCGTCTTTAACCGCGGTGAGCACCTCGATAGCCTGATCCCGGGTAAGGCTGGTATTGGCCATAAGAGCTTTAACAACCTCTGCGCCTACTGCCTTGCGGTGCCTAACGTCGGCTTCGCGGCGCGCCTGCTCATCGGCTTTGCGTTTCTCCTCAGCCAGGCGGGCCTGTTCGCGTTGCTCTGCCTCTCGGCGGATGCGATCGGCTTCTTCCTGTGCTTTGCGGCGTTCCGCTTCAACAGCGGCCTGCTTTTCGCGCTCCGCACGCTCAGCTGCTTCTCGCTGTTCACGCTCGGCTCGCTCCTTTGCCAAAATCGCTTCGCGCTCTCTGGCGGCTGCGGCCTCAATTTCACGCTGCGCCTGTTCTGCCGCTTCACGCTTCGCTTTCTCTTCTGCCAGGCGCTTAATCTCTTCTTCGCGGACAATGCGCTGACGTTCGGCTTCTGCTTTCTTCTCGGCCTGTTCACGGTCGAAAGCGTCATTCATCAGCAGAGCCATTTCGTGGTCAGACTCAATCCGAGCAGCCAGCTGCCGATCGAAGTCTTCATTCATGGCCAGTGCTTCGGCATGCAGTGCGTTCATGGCTTCTTCGGCCTTAATGCGTTCCTGTTCGGCTTCCCATTCGGTCAACGGCTTACGTGTCGCATCGCGCAGCTCGTCACATGCGTCAACGAACCGCTTAATTTCCGCCTCAGCAGGACGCACAGCCTCTTTAAGGCGTTTCAGGTACTCGCGCCCCGGCTTTTCGATTGCCGTCTTGCTGCGTGATACCTGCGCCGCCAGAGAAGCGACACGGTCACGACCTTTCTTGGTGGTCAGGTCCGGAACCTCGTTCACGGCCTGGCGAATCTGCTCCAGGTAAGCGTCAAGACCGCCAGCCCGGTACAGGGTCGGAGCCTGTTCTGGTTTTATTTCGATGACGGTTAAATCCATTATTTCGCTCATGGTTTCCCCTGAAATTTGGTTGTGAAACGCCCGGCACCGTAATGGCTGCCTGATAGCTCAGTTAAATTCTTCGTTTCGATTACCGGCTGAGACCTTGCCCCAACCCGTTCAGATAAACTTCAACCAGCAAGTCGGTTGTGTAAGTCCGTTCAATCCCGCGATGCAGGTACAGGCGGCCGCGTTTATTTGCTGATGCTGTCCAGGTACTTTCCCGATGCTTAACGAGCATCCCTGGCAGAACGGCGCCGCGGTTAACGGTCTGTGTCCCGTAATGATGACTAACCATTGAACACCCCCGTAACGTGCAGAATTTTGATAATCAACGCTGTCCAGATAACGCCGCAGATCAGCAGGCAGTAAATCAGTGAACGAATGCCATTTCTGCTCATGCTGAACCACCAGGCATCAGGCAGAACGCGCTTGCTATCAGTACGCATACGACGATGGAGAATGCGTGTGCCAGAAACTTAAACCACTCAGTTTTATCTTCTTCACGGATCATCTCTTCACCTTTGCCTTATCGCGGCTAACGGGACGTTTTGACTTCACCCCGGCGTTGCCGGTGTTGTTTGGATGAGATGATAATGTACTAATGGTTCATCAATGTAAAGTACCAAAAGTACATTTTTGATTTGGTAATAGTTCATTTCAATGTAAGTCAATGAACTTAAAGTATAATTATTTTATGTTTTGTTTTTGGTAGGGGTTGTTTGGCAGTGGAGCTGGCACTGGACGTGCTGATGCTGAGGGAAGAGTAGGGCAGTAAAAATCCGGCGCGGTGGCCGGATCAAAAGTTATGCTGCAGTTTGCAATTACCGGTCTGGCTTATTCAAAGTCATCCCGCTCATCCCTTCGCTTGAAGAAAATCTTATCTAGCCTGAGCACGATCCCAACCAGTCCGATAATCAGCAAAGTAATGAGTATTGGGATAATCAGATCAGACATGCTTCCTCTGCGTGCTAAGGCTTTACCCGTGCTTCCTGTACGTCTGCGGCATGCTGCCGATCACCTTGCCGAACACGAACACCCGATTCATCTCATCTTTCTCGATCGGTTCCCAAGGGGCATAGCTCTTGTTGTCAGATATAACCAGCAGCTTGTCCTTCATCTTTTGCAGGCGCTTAACATGTGCAGTGTCGTCGTACAGGAAGGCGTAAATTCCATCACCGTCAAACTTCCTTACGCTGACGTCGACGAACAACAGATCTCCCGGCTCAATCGTACCTGACATACTGTCGCCGCGGACGTTGATAATCCTGATGTTCTCAGCTTTGCGCCCATCAAACATATGGTTAGCCTCAGCTGGCGCATACTCAACTGAACGGAGTATCTCAACGAACTCTTGGTTTATCACCCCTGGACCAGCGCTGACGGCGATATCCAAGAGGTCAATCCTAAAGATGTCTTTTCGATTGGTTGCCGATCCTGGTTCAATACCATCATCGTCAGCATCGCCAAGTAGGTAGGATGCAGACGTGCCTATATGAGACGCTAAGGCCTGAAGCGTTCCTCGTCTTGGTATTGACTCCCCGTTAAACCATTTGCTCACGGCTTTAGGTGTCAACTTCATTCTCTTGGCGATTTCAGCCTGGCGACCGTGTGGCATCAATCCAGCTTTATCGCAGGCCAGCGCTAGCCTCAGAGAAAATTCTTTTCGCGCTCTTTCTTCGTGAACCATGTGTTCAATCATAATATCACTTGCGTGAACTATCAGTTCCGACTTAATATGTACTTACAGTTCATTATTGAGGGTTAAACATGGCACCTAACAGTCTTGGCGAAATCATCAAAAAGATTCGCGTTCCTGTTGTAGCTAAAGCCTGTGGTTGCTCTCCGCGCGCAATTTACAAGTGGATTGCCAACGGAAGCCTGCCGAGAACGGACTACACCGACGAGACCAATTACGCAGAAAAAATCGCTCTCGCTTCTGGCGGCCAGTTTACTGCTGCGCAGATCCGGGAAGTCAGCAAGCCTAAAGCCGCCTGACTGGCGGCCATACCAAACAACACCAGAGGAAGTATCACAAATGGAGAGTTCAACGACACGCAACAAAGTGGAGGCTCGCAGGATAGAAAGCTGGTTACACAGCCAGATAGCTGAACTGGGAACCACGAATATCGCCAAAGTGGCCGGAGTGAATAAGTCGACGGTGAGTCGCTGGCGGGAAAGTCTGCTGCCGAACATGTCGCTACTGCTGGCCATCCTGATTTCTAACAGACCGGGAGAGAAAGGTGACTTTGAAGCATAAGTGGGAACAGAAAGGCGAAAGCCGCAGTGCGCTAACACTAACGGCTTTCAGGTGCAAAAACGAAGAGGTAATTGCGAGGTAATTATGCCTGGTAAATCTGTAAGAGTAAACAATCCGGAGGTAGCACGTGAGCATGTCACTTATGGCGAAAGCAATGGGGGTCAAAGTGGGAAACTCACTGCGTAAGCTCGTTCTTATCAAGCTGGCCGACAACGCCAACGACAAGGGCGAATGCTGGCCTTCGTATCAACACATTGCCGATCAGTGCGAATGCAGCAAATCCGCTGTTCGCAACCATATTGATGCGCTTGAGGATATGGGTCTGCTCAAGCGTGAAAATCGCGTTGGGGTCAACAACGGGAAAGGTAATACATCCAACGTGTATTATCTGAACCTTGATGCTACCCCTATGCCATCAAAAAGCACAGGGGTATGCCATGAAATAGCACCCCCTATGCCATCTGATGGCACACCCCCTATGCCACCAGATGGCACCAGAACCAGTCACTCTTTTGAACCAGTCACTGAACCAGACTCTCTCTCTGCGCGAGGGCAGTTTATCAGCGAGGCTGCAAAGCGACGGATCGGGATTTCACCCAACGGGGAAATACCTTTCCCTCCTGCCTTCAAGCCATCGGCAGATCACATTGCGATTGCCTCGGAGAAAGGGATCAACATTGAAACCGAGTTGCTGAACTTTCGTGATTATCACCAGGCCCGCGGCACAAAGCTGATCGACTGGAACTCGGCATTCCGGGTATGGCTCAGGAACGCGAGAGTTAATCCGCTTTCCGGGCGCCAGAGAAGCGAACCTGAATCACCACACTGGAACAGCCCTGAAGGCTGGAAGGACTTCATATGACCGCTCAGCTTATGACCGCGATCAGCAATCGCGATGGTGATGCGCTGGCCAGAATGGCCGCAGGTAGCACGGAGCCGCAGAGGCTTCTCGATTTCGAAGCTGAAAGGCTGGTTGACTCCCTGTTCCGTCAGCTGAAGCAGATCTTCCCGGCGTCTACCCAGACCAATCTGCGCACCGACGCCGAAGAGAAGACAGCGAAGCGCCAGTGGATTGCCGCTTTTGCCGAAAACGGAATCCGCACCCGCGAGCAGTTATCCGCAGGAGTGCGACATGCGAGAGCCAGCGAATCGCCGTTCTGGCCATCGCCGGGCCAGTTCATCAAGTGGTGCAAGGACAGCGGCACCGTGCTGGGAGTGACTCTTGTCGACGTGATGAACGAGTTCCACCGTTACAGCCGTGAAAAAGGGCTGCATACCGGCGGTGCTGAGCGCTTCCCGTGGTCTCACCCTGTCATGTACTGGGTTGTTACCGATACCCGGCGAGCAATGTACCAGCGCCAACTCAGCGAGGCAGAAACCGAGAAATATGCCGCTAAAAAGCTGGAAGACTGGGCGCTGAAAGTCGCCGCCGGAGAACAAATACCGTCGCCGGTACTGGCTCTGGAGAACAACCAGGAAGCTATTCCGACAAACCATGTCAGCCGTCAGCAGGGTTTTCACCCTGAAGGCAAAAGCTTCGGATGTATGCCAAGCGCGGCATCGCTCGGTGCGTTAACTCCGGCTCAGTGGCTGTGGGATGAATACCTGCGCGGGAAAGAGAGAGGGCTTATCTGATGAAAAAGAACTCTGGCAAACAAGCCGTTATTAACTTCATCGGCCAGCATCCTGGCTGCAGCTTTCAGGATATCCGCCGCGGTACCGGGCTTGACTCTTCAGTGGTCAATTCCTCCCTGTGGCAGATGCACCGTGACGGACAGGTTAAGCGAGAAGGTGAGTGCAGGAGCTACCGCTACACCCTGATTGACACTACAGCCGTAACCGAAAGCGATCCGTCTGTTCAGTATCGCCAGCGTCCTGGCGGCGTAAACCCAATGACCAACCTTTTTAACCAGTGCCTGGCGGGAGTAAGAAAATGAACATCGAAACAGTAAACGAGCTCATCGCCTCCCTGGAGAGCGCAGGCGAGCTGTCGATCAGAGAGCAGAAGTTCCTGAAGCTGGCGAAAGCTTACCAGCAGCTGGCTGCGGAGAATGTGGCGCTGAAGGCTGGCGTAACTTACTTCGCATACTCGCCTGAATACGGTTTAGATTATTTCAAAGACAAGCAGAGCGCTATCGACACAGCGCTGGCTGAGATTGACGCATACCGTGAGGACGCAGACGACGGCTGGAGCGAAGATGTTCAGCGCGTGTCATGGGGTATCGTGATTCAACAGGCTCAAGGCTTCGATGCTCAAGGGCTGCATACCTCCGATAGTCGGCACACCTATCAAACATGCAATTACCGGTTGGTTGACTCGGTAGAAACCCCCGCCACAGATCGCATCGTAGCCAGGATTAAGGCTGAAGGTGCAGAGGCCTGCGTTAGAGCGCTAGTGACTTCGGATGATGACGACTTCACCGACGCGCCGAACATCTGCGCAATGGTGGCGTATCAGCTGCGCGACGGAGGTAACGGTGAATGAGTTGGCTCTTTTCGCAGGCGCTGGCGGAGGAATACTCGGCGGACACCTCCTTGGCTGGCGAACAGTTTGCGCAGTTGAACGTGATGCCTACGCCGCACAAGTTCTCGCGCAACGACAAAACGATGGAATTCTCCAGCCTTTCCCGATTTGGTCTGACGTGTGCAGTTTTGACGGAAAGCCATGGAGAGGAATTGTTGACATCGTATCTGGCGGATTTCCATGCCAGGCATTTAGCAAAGCATCAAGAGGAAGAATTACTGCAAAAAGCATGTGGCCAGAAATGCGTCGAATCGTTAGTGAAGTTAAGCCAGGTCTTGTCTTTGCAGAAAACGTCACTAAAGACGCTATCACCATCGCCGCAACCGACCTCATTGCAATGGGTTACAAAACCAGGGCGGTTCAACTTTCCGCGAAAGACATGGGTGCTGACCACATACGGGAAAGATTTTGGCTACTTGCATACACCGACCACGAAAGCGAATTACTCGGCAGAGTCAATGCAGAAGTGGGAGTCAGCAAGAAATTTCACCATAGCGTTTGGAATACCTACTCCCCAGAACCAATCCTGGTTGATGGGGTTCCCTTTAGGGTGGATAGGTACAGAGCCATTGGAAATGCACAAGTTCCAATCGTGGCTGCAACTGCATTCTGCCTTCTCGCAAATAACATCTAATAAGGAGCGTGCAGCATGACAACTGATATCACCGAACTGGCGCTACTAGTCAGTAAAGCGAAAGCGTCTGTATTTACCCTGGAATATATCTCGCAGTTTGAGCCTGCTGATATCGACTCCGATGACGTTGATTTGCGGTTTGAGGTAGATGGCCGAGATACCGGCACCAACGTTTCTATCGTCGATGAGTGCGGGCAGGCTGCCAAAGTCATTGGTGAGCTGGTAGAGGCGCTGGAGAAGGCGCAGCGTGCCAACGGACACCTTCGCGAGCAGTCTGCTGAGTGGGAACGAAAGGCTATCAGCAACTTTGAGGAGTGCGCGAAGTTGAGTCAGCGAGTTGAAGAACTGGAGTCCCGCGCCGTCACTGTAGAAAACTTGCAGGAGAGCGCCTACAGAGCTGGCTTAACTGCTGGCTGGAATCTTGGGCTGGCTAATAACAACGACGGGTTCAATAAATGCCTGGCGGCTCATGCCGCGGGCATCAAGGTGGAGGCTGAGTGATGTGGAGAGGAGCCGATCGCAGCAGAAGCCAGATGATACTGACTGAGTATCGCTACGACCCTAAAGCCAAAGACTCCAGGTCCGTTTACTTGGTGCGGCATAACAGCAAAGCCCAGCAAACCGTTCTGGAGCAGCATTTGACGATAGAGCGCGATAGCTTCGGTCGTTTCAAACCGACTATTACGCTGAGCGACTTCCCGGAAGGCCTTAGCGACCGCGAGTCGATGCTCAAACTTGCCGACTGGCTGCACCGTTTAGGTGTGGCTATCGAGGATAACTGGAGTCAACCATGACCAAATCAACCATAACCAGAGAGCAGTTACTCGAAATTATTGAAACCGATCACGTGCAGTGCGGTGAGGCATCTTATCTAGCCCGCATGGCGCTGGCCGCAATGGACAGCGAGCCGGTGGCGACGCTGGATGTGCAAAGCAGGCGGCCTGACGGAAATAAGTTCGCGCTGGTTTTCTCATCTGCGGCACACAAATTGCCTGATGATGTTTATTTTCTCTATCGCCACGCTCAGCCAGCGCCGGAACGTGACCAGGTACGCATCGCGCATGCCGATTGGTCGCAGGCAACTTTCGGCAATGTCGGTCCGGTTGGCCCGCTGAAGCACCTCAGCAAAGAAGCACTGGAAGCCGCTGAACAGCCTGGCGACCTGTCGGAGTGGGCTGATATGCAGTTCCTGCTGTGGGACGTCCAGCGCCGTGCTGATATCACTGATGATCAGATTACCCAGGCAATGATTGAAAAATTGGTTGTGAACAAGCAACGCGAATGGCCCGATCCGAAAGACGGGGAGCCGCGGTTGCATATCAACAATTCGTCAGAGCCAACAAAGCGGTAGAAATGATTGCCGAAATAGAGCGTTAATTTATTAAGCTTATAATATATTAAACATGTATAGTGTATGGGTTGGTTATAAGTTACCTGATTGTTAGAAGGATAACTATGCTCATTCTACATAGCAAAATTAAAACTCAATTTTTCAAGAGGTAGAAAATGAATCCATGGGGAGCTATTATTGCAGCATTAATTGCAGGATTTATTGCTTTTATTGGAATGGTTATAGCAAAAGAAAATAAAATTTCAGAATTTAGGCAGGAATGGATTAAAGAACTAAGAGGTAACATAGCGAAGCTTTTCCGACTTTATGGAATGCTGAGAAAAGACTCGGGACTAACTCCTGATGAAAGGACTGAAAAGTTTAATGAACTAAATGAAATAATTGCCACGATTGGTTTACATTTAAATCATGGTAACCCATCAGTAAATGAGCAAAAGTTACTTGAGTCAATTAGTAAATTGAATTTACATGTTGAAATTGGTGAAGCGTCGCTACCTTCATTATTCGATTCTCTTACAGAAAACTCTCATCTTGTACTAAAAGAAGAGTGGGAAAGGGTAAAGCGCGGTGAGCCAAATTATCACAGGATTAAAGATTTTTTGTTTTTGGTATTTGTATTTTGTACGTCTTTACTCCTAATATCCCTAGTTGTTTTCTCAATGATAAAATGTGGAATCCTGAGTGCAACATTATTATCCTAATGGTAGGGTATTATTTGCATCAAAACTGAGCATGTAACCCGGAAGCGATATATAATCCCCTCCACAGCAGAGGGGATTTTTATGTCACAGTGGAACATTGCAGCCAAATCGAAAGACGAGCAGGACAAGGTCAACGTTGACCTCGCAGCGTCCGGCGTCGCTTATAAAGAGCGCCTGAACATGCCGGTTGTTGCCGAAGTGGTGGCCAGAGAGCAGCCAGAGCATCTGCGCGAGTATTTCATGGAGCGCGTCCGCTACTACCGCGAGCAGAGCATCCAACTCCCGCGCGCAAGCGATCCGCGCTATCTGGAAATGTCTGAGCAGAACGCCAAGAAATAGCGATTTTCTCGTATATGCTCATTTTGCTTTTATCCCCGGGAAGGGCGATAATTACCTGGTCAGTCTGGACAACTGACAACTTTACCCCGGCGCCAAGTGGGGACACATGGCGCACAAAACCTTACAGCAATCCCTGTCACCGATGGCGAAAGCCACCGGCGATTTTCTGCATTTAGCGTTTGACCTCTCCGGAGGTGAAGCGTGAACATCCCTCAATGCGGCATCAAGCTGCACAGCGGCAACTTCAGCGCTATAGGCAAGATTCTTCAGGAGCAGCTCTCTGACGGGAAATGTCTGCGCCTGCAGGTCAAAGAGTGGCGCGAAAAGCGCAGCCTGAGCCAGAACGCACTTAGTCACATGTGGTACGCGGAAATCAGTGAATACCTGATTAACTCCGGGCGTACCGACGCAACTCCTGAGTGGGTTAAGCGCAACCTCAAAAAGACCTATCTCGGCTGCGAAGAGGTGACATACACCGACTTCATCACCGGTGAGAAAACCACAACGTGGGAGCCTCGCCATACCGCCGACCTTGATACCGGAGAAATGCACATCTTCCTGACCAAAGTAGAGGCCTGGTGCGCTCAGTTTGGTCTGGCCCTCACCATTCCACACGGTTGCGAATATCAGCAACTGCAGCAAAAGCAGGAGGCCTGATGAGCAGCCTTCTCGCCAAAGTTATGGAGCGCGGCATCTTCCGCGTGCCTGCGCGCCGAAAGCGCAAGGTCGAAGTTAAGCCTTCCGACATCCCGACCCTGAAAGACTACACCGCCCGCCTGGTCGATAAGAAGTGGCTCCGCCTGAGAGCAAGGAGGCCACATGCGTAAACCAGCACGCCGTAAATGCGCCAACTGCCGCGAATGGTTCCATCCTGCCCGGGAGGGGCAGGTGGTATGCAGTTTTGAATGCGCCAGCGCGATCGGCAAAAAACAGACAGCAAAAGCCCGGGAAGCGGCGAAGGCCAGGGCGGTGAAGCGCCAGCGCGAATCCGAAAAGGAAGGTCGCCAGCGTCGCCGGGCCAAGCGAGAGTCATTCAAGACAAAGGCCCAATGGGATAAAGAGGCTCAGTCAGCCTTTAACCGGTATATTCGCATTCGTGATGAAGGTAAGCCCTGCGTGAGCTGCGGAAACCCGCTTATTGGTAAGAGCAACTACCTGACCGGCAGCGCAATTGACGCCAGTCATTACCGTTCCCGTGGTGCGGCGTCGCACCTGAAATTCAACGTGTTCAATGTCCACTCCGCCTGCACCCGCTGCAACCGGCAGTTGAGCGGCAACGCTGTTGAATATCGCATTCACCTGATTGAACGCATTGGCCTGGATCGCGTAGAGCGCCTTGAGGCTGATAACGAGCCGCGCCGGTTCGATATTCCCTACCTGCAGCGAATCAAATCCATATTCACCCGCAGAGCCCGCGCGCTGGAAAAGCGCCGCGCCCGCCATCAGGAGGCCGCATGAACCGTGACGTTATCGAACGCATCCGCGACCGCTGGCAAAAGCTCCGCCTCCTGCGTAGCCGCGGAACCGTACTGGTTGACTACAAAATATTACGCAATTTCGTCCGTATCTATAAGCGCCTGGGAGAGACAGCATGACAGCTCAATACTTGGAATTTGTTCGCCAGCAGCTGATAGTGGCCACCGCCGATCTGAGCGGTGCGACGAAAGGGCAACTGGTGGCTTTCGCAGAAAATGCGCAATTCACCGCTACAGCGCGCAGCCGGGGAAGGAAGAAGGTATATAGCGAGGTGAAGCAAAAAATGGTTAACCCGGATGGCCCGCCGATGAGCGGAAGCCAGTCCCGCGCTAAGGGTTCATCAATCGCTCTCGTTCTGCCCGTTGAGTATTCGACGGCCAGCTGGCGCCGGGCTCTGCTGTCGCTGGAAGAGCATCAGAAAGCGTGGCTGCTGTGGAACTACAGCGACAATATCCGCTGGGAGCACCAGGAGACGATCACCCGCTGGGCATGGGAGCAATTCAGCGAGAAGCTGGCCGGCGTGCGCATTGCGAAGAAGACTGTCGATCGCCTTCGTCAACTTATCTGGCTGGCCGCGCAGGATGTCAAAGCCGAGCTGGCAGGCCGGGAGGTGTATGAATACCAAAAGCTTGCCGCCCTGGTCGGAGTGACCCCGAAGAACTGGTCAGAAACGTTTACCGAGCGGTGGGAGGAGATGAAAACAACCTTGCGGCGCCTTGATAGCGATGCCCTGTTGCAGGTAACGCGATCACGTTCACAACAAAAGGCGACAAATTTAGACTCAACTCTTGCAAAACTGGATTAAATGCGTCATATTTGAGTCTACTTTGATATGCTGCCTTAACTTTAAGTGGCGGCATGAAGATGATAGTCACATACCAGTTTGTAAAATTAGCCTCGGCATCCCGCCGGGGCTTTTTTATGCCTGCGATCCGGTCAGGGCTCTTGGGTAGAGACGTGCTGCACGACACGTCGACACCCGCCGTGCAAGAGCCCTGAACCAGATTGCTGGTTTAGCTCAGCAGGTAGAGCGCCTGCCTTGTAAGCAGGATGTCGGCGGTTCGATTCCGTCAACCAGCACCAATTCAGCGCCATTAGCTCAACCGGAGAGAGCAATAGCCTTCTAAGCTATCGGTTTCAGGTTCGAGTCCTGAATGGTGCGCCAGATAATGGCCTGACCTGATGATGGGCTCATAATCCAATCCATCAGGGGCGCTGCTGCAACAGCGTCACAGGCCGCCAGACCAAGCCAGGGTATTTTCGGTCATCACCGACATTGCTATTACCCTCATGCTTATTGCCTGCCTAACCGCAGGCTTTTTTATTTTCAGGGTCGCGGGAATCACCCTCGACGCTTTGTTGGTAAATCAGCCCGACGGCCCTGAACCTTTTACTGACTACAGATAGCACCCCGAACATTATCGGAGGTGAGAGATGCAACGTATGAACCCAACCGATGGTCACAATCTGCCTTACTGGTGGTCAGCCTTGCTTGGTATCTTTTCCGTCCTGAGTCTGCAGGATTATGTCTTCATCATTGGCGCCCTGATCTCTGCCTTCTTCACAATCAAGACGTATTACGCAAAGCGCAAGGAAGAGCGAGAGCGACTTGATGAAGAGAAAAAGCGCACGCAACTGTTGGCTAGTTATCTGGCTGATGTCTCCGCTAAGCCTGGAAGTGACCGCCCGGCTTCAGCCGAAGTGGTAACCGAGGCCTTGAAGCGGATCGCAAGTGATACACAGGGGTGAGCATGACGCCATCAATGAGGAATAAACTGATTGGCGTGATCGCCGGCGGCGGTGGCGCCATAGCCATTGCTTCTGCGCTCATCACAGGCCCGACTGGGAACGATGGTCTTGAGGGAGTGCGGTACGATCCCTATCAGGATGTGGTAGGCGTCTGGACTGTCTGTTATGGCCATACTGGCAAAGACATCATGCTCGGCAAGAAGTACACCGAGGCTGAATGCCGTGCGCTGCTCAGTAAAGATCTGAACACCGTCGCACGCCAGATTAACCCGTACATCCAGAAGCCAATCCCGGTAACAATGCGCGGGGCTCTGTACTCGTTCGCCTATAACGTCGGCGCTGGCAACTTCCAGACCTCCACGCTGCTGCGCAAAATCAACCAGGGCGACCAGAAAGGTGCATGTGATCAACTGCGCCGCTGGACCTACGCCAAGGGCAAGCAGTGGAAGGGACTGATAACCCGCCGCGAGATTGAGCGTGAAGTTTGTTTGTGGGGGCAGAAATGAGCCGCTTAACCGCCATTATCAGCGCAGTGGTTATCTGCCTGATTGTTTGTCTCGGGTGGCTAGTCAATCACTACTACGACAACGCCACCGAGTTTAAAAAGCAGCGCGATAAAGCGACTGAGCAACTCAACCAGGCGAACGCCACCATCACCGACATGCAGATCCGCCAGCGCGATGTCGCTGCACTGGATGCCAAATATACTGGAGAACTGGCAGATGCTAAAGCCACTATCGATCAGCTTGAGCGTGATGTTATTGCTGGCAAGCGTCGGCTGCAACTCAACGCAAAATGTCCAGCAAACGGAGCGACCGCAGCCGGCGGCGTGGGCGATGCTTCCAGCCCCCGACTTACTGACTCCGCTGAGCGGGATTATTTCACCCTCAGAGAGCGAATCAACACCATCACTGGACAGGTGAACTACCTGCAGCAGTACGTCAGGGGGCAATGCCTGAAATAACCTTATAGTATTAGTGACTACTTACATTATCATATACAATTGACTAGCCTAATGTTGAGAGGACAAAGTCAATGTCAGTAAGTCAATTAATCTCAAAATCTACAGTTAGAATTGAGTGTGATGTTGTTGGTGGGGGCGTTTCGGTTGGCACGGGCTTTTGGTTTGCTTTTTCAACTTCGGAAAACTCCGGGATTCCTTTACTCGTCACTAATAAACATGTGATTGCAAATTCCACAGCCGTTCGTATCAGATTGAACGTATCATCTTCAACTGACCCTAATCTTAAGTTTTACGATGTAATAATAGACTTACCAAGTGACTTTATACACCACCCTAACCCAAATGTTGATATATGTGCCCTTCCTGTAACGTCTTTTTTAATGACGCTAAGGTCGCAAGGAATAGAAGTCGATAACTTTTTTTTTACTGATGAGTATTTCCGAAATCGACAGTACGTGACCCCTGTTGAAGAGGTGTTTATGATTGGATATCCGAACGGTTTGTGGGATTCGGTTAATAACAGACCAATCATCAGGAAGGGTATTACTGCCTCTTCATTGCTGGAGAGTTGGCAGGGAAGACCTGAGTTCATGATTGATATGGCATGTTTTGGAGGTTCTAGTGGGTCTCCTGTATTCATCATGAATGACGGAGGATTTCCAACATCTAATGGGTGGGCGATTGGAAATAGATTCATCTTTTTAGGATTGTTATATGCTGGCCCAACTCTTGATGTAAATGGGAGTATTAATATCGTAGATGTGCCAACAGTCGCGACTCCAGTAGTGAGTACTACACTAATGATGAATTTAGGAATGGTTATCAAAGCCGAGCAGTTAAATGGACTTAGGCCATTGCTAGGTATTTAAGCGACATACAACAACCGCATCAGGCGTTTTTTTGCCATCACAAAGGCCACCGCTGGTGGCTTTTTTAATGGTTGTTGCACAGGAGCACACCATGTCGAACGATGAAAGTGGAAGGCCATATCCACCGATTAACTTCATCGGATCCGATAACTGGCAGCCATACACCAGGCTCATTCCTGCCAACGAAGTGCATGAGTGGGTTAACAGGCAAATACTCATCGACACCGGAAGCATCTATAACCCAGACCATGGGCATCTTCTCGACGCTGACCTCTGCTTTATGTGGGCGTCTGATTCTTTCGCGAAGAAAGGTCGCTATGTTCTCGGTCAGGCCGAACAGGTAATGCTTCGCGCCAGCGGTTGGCAGAAAGCCAGAATGGAACAGCAGATGCATGAATGGTTCGGACGCATACCGAAGTTCATCATCACGCTGGCGGCCGATTACTGTTCACAGTGCAGCGACCTTGAATTTTGCGCGCTGGTGGAGCATGAGCTTTACCACATTGCCCAGGCGACCTATGATTTCGGCGCGCCTAAGTTCAACAAAGAGACCGGGATGCCGGTTCTTACTCTGCGCGGACACGATGTCGAAGAGTTTGTTGGCGTGGTTCGTCGATACGGTGCCAGCAAAGACGTGCAGGAATTAGTTGATGCTGCCAATGCCCCGGCAGAAGTAGCCCATCTTGATATCGCCAGGTCATGCGGCACATGCATGCTGAAACTGGCTTAACTTATGACTGATTATGACAGGCAGGTGATTTATGGCGGCACTGAAAGGTGAGGTCAAAGCCTTCATCGTTCAGTCTCTTGCCTGCTTCGATACCCCATCTCAGGTGGTGGAGTCGGTCAAAAAAGAATTTGGCCTGAGTATCACACGCCAGCAGGTCGAATCCCACGACCCGACGAAGGCAAACGGCAGGGGGCTGGCCCAAAAATGGGCGGACATGTTCAACGCCACCCGCGAACGATTCCAGAATGAAATCTCTGACATCCCAATCGCAAACAAGGCGTACCGCCTTCGAGTTCTCGACCGCATGGCCACTCGCGCCGAGGGAATGAAAAACCTCGCGCTCACCGCTGAGATCATCGAGCAGGCCGCCAAGGAGTGCGGGGATGCTTATACCAACAAACATAAGTTTGAACATTCCGGCCCGAATGGTGGCGCTATCCAGACGATCACCATGAGCAAAGAGGAATACAAATCCGCACGGCAGGAGATGATGGAGGATGACGACTGCTGAGCAAAAGACATTTGCCCGTAAGGTTGAATGCGAGGAAGACGGACTCTATTACGCGCGGTACTTCTTCAAACAACGTACCGGCGGAAAGATGATTGTGGCGCCTCACCACAAGGTGATTCAGAAGACACTCGATCGCGTTATCGACGGTGAGATTCAGCGTCTGATTATTAACGTACCTCCGGGCTATACTAAAACCGAACTGGCAACCATCAACATGATGGGGCGAGGACTGGCGCTCAACTGTCGGGCGCGCTTCATGCACCTGTCCTACTCGCATAATCTGGCGCTGCTGAACTCCTCGACGGCCCGCGGCATGATTAAATCTCAGGCGTATCAGTCAATGTGGCCAATGGCGTTGCGTGACGATGCCGACAGTAAGGCTATGTGGTGGACTGAACACGGCGGCGGCGTATATGCGTCATCAGCTGCGGGGCAGGTTACCGGCTTTCGTGCCGGGCATATGGAGCCAGGTTGGCAAGGCGCGCTGATTATTGATGACCCGGTTAAGCCTGATGATGCTTACTCGGAAATCGTCCGTGACGGCGTCAATAACCGTTTTAACGAGACAATCAAGTCACGATTGGCGATCGAGACGACGCCGATGATTGTCATCATGCAGCGGATCCACTACCACGACCTGAGCGGCTATCTACTGCGCGGAGGTAGTGGTGAGAAATGGCATCACCTGAACCTGCCGGTGATTATCGATAATAGCCAGTCATACGCTGCGCAATACCCAGAGAACACCCATGCAATACCCATTGACCATGGGCTGCCTGATGGATGGCTCTGGCCGTTCAAGCATAACGAATCGCACCGTGTATCGCTGTTCTCGCACCGGCGCACCGCCGAAGCTCAGTATATGCAGAAGCCTCGACGGTTTAATGCTGAGGGCGCGCTGTGGACTGAGGTGATGATAAGTGCGGCTCGCGAGCTACAAATTCATCACGATAAAGTTCGAACAGTTGTCGCCATTGACCCGCAGGCAACTAACAGCGATGAAAGCGATGAAACGGGGATTGTTGTTGCCAGTTCATATGGTGCTGGCGATAAAAAACAGTTCTCTGTTGATGGTGATTACAGCGGGAAATATTCACCGGCTGGATGGGCAAAGAAAGCTATATGGGCTTATGAGCAGCATGATGCCGACGCGATAGTTATTGAAACTAACCAGGGCGGCGACATGGCGGAGGAGACGCTCCGCAACGCCGGGTTCAAAGGACGAATCATCCGCGTTCACGCCAGCAAAGGTAAGTATGCCCGCGCCGAACCAATATCAGCGCTCTACGAGCAAGGTCGTGTCGCCAACCATGGCAATCTCTACGTGCTGGAAAACCAGTTGATGGAATATATCCCAACCACAGCCAAGAAATCGCCAGACCGCCTTGATGCGATGGTGTACGCGCTAACAGAACTGAACGGAACTCAACCTGTTGGCATGATGATTCCGAAACGCCTTCAGGGCAGATAACCCAACTACGGACAAGCCATGACTGACAAATTAACTCTCGCCGTCAACCATGCGTTGAACGATGCGCGGATGGCGCGCGCCCGTATGGGAATGCTGGCGCCAACAATGGGGCTCGATAACAAACGTAGCTCAGCGTGGTGTGAATACGGATTTCCTGAACTGGTAACCTATGACAACCTTTATTCACTTTATCGTCGCGGCGGTATTGCTCATGGCGCAGTAGAGAAGCTGGTGGGCAAGTGCTGGCAGTCAAACCCGGAGATCATCGAGGGTGATGATGCTGATGAGAGCAAGGATGAAACCGCATGGGAGACGAAATCCAAGCAGGTATTTACCAACCGATTCTGGCGCGCGTTTGCTGAAGCTGACCGCCGGCGTCTGGTAGGGCGTTATGCAGGTTTGCTGCTGCATGTGCGCGATGATAAAGACTGGAATCTTCCTGTCGTAAAAGGTCGTGGGTTGCAGAAAGTAACGGTAGCCTGGGCTGGTTCTCTGGCTGTTGGAGAGTGGGACACAGGTCTTAACTCGAAGACATACGGCCAACCGAAGATGTGGCAGTACACCGAGCGCCTTCCGAACGGTTCGACACGCCGCGTCAATATACATCCTGATCGTGTATTCATCCTGGGTGATTACTCAGATGATGCGATTGGCTTCCTTGAGCCAGCCTATAACGCCTTTGTGAGTCTGGAGAAAGTAGAGGGTGGATCAGGTGAGTCATTCCTGAAAAACGCTGCGCGCCAGCTTGCTCTGAGTTTCGATAAAACTATCGATTTCAGCAGCCTGGCATCGATGTACAACGTCAGTGTTGACGAGTTGCAGGACAGATTCAACGAAGCTGCACGTGAGATGAATCGTGGGAATGATGTTCTTCTCGCGCTTCAGGGCGCAGACGTGACGTCTCTTGTATCTCCGGTTTCTGACCCGGGGCCAACCTACGACGTAAACCTGCAAACCGCTGCCGCCGGGGTGGATATACCGACACGCATTCTGGTCGGGAACCAACAGGCCGAGCGGTCCAGCACCGAAGACCAGAAGTACTTCAATTCGCGTTGCCAGTCACGCCGAGTAGACCTCGCCTTCGAGATAGAGGACTTCTGCGACAAGCTTATCGACCTGAAGATCATCGACTCTGTCAGCAATAAGACCGTTATCTGGGATGACCTGAATGAGCAGACCGGATCCGAGAAGCTGACCAACGCCAAAACCATGGGCGAGATTAATCAGACCATGCAGGGTAGCGGTGAAAATCCGGCATTCAGTCGAGAAGAGATTCGTACGGCGGCGGGTTATGACAATGACGACGAAGAACCATTAGGAGAAGAGGATGGCAACGAAGAAGACGAAGCCACCGATTCTACCGCGTAACTATCAGGATCCGACGGGAGCCGATGCGCTCGAACGCAGGGCAATGAAAGATTTCGCCAGGCGGATGAATAAGATTGGCAAAGCGTACAAATCAGCACTCGACAAAATACCTTCCTCCCTCGCAGTAAACGCCAGATACGAATACCAGCTAAACCCAACATTACTCTCCATCATCCTGAATGATGCCAGTTATCTGGTAGATCAGGTGCTGTTGGATGGTAACGAGTACGACCTGTGGTTTTACGAGTATGTCGATTTGGCGTCAGAGAAAGGAACAGGCCAGTCATTCTACAACCTTAGCCAGCAGTCGCCTGTGTATGCCGCCGGGCGTGAGTCACTGGCCTCCATCCTCGCAAGTGACCCATACCAGCAACGCATGGCGCTGGTGCATGCGCGTGTGTTTGAGGAAATGAAAGGCCTGAGTGCAGAAGTAAAGCGCGATATGGCGCGCGTGCTGACTGATGGTGTAGGGCGAGGGCTTAACCCACTGGATATTGCCAGGAACCTTACCGCACAGACTGGTATCGAGAAGCGCCGGGCGAACCGGATAGCGCGCACTGAGGTTACCACTGCGCTGCGCCGGGCTAAATGGGATGAAGATCAGGAGGCGAAAGAACTCTACGGACTTAAAACGCTTCTGGTTCACATCTCAGCGCTGTCACCGACAACCAGACATTCCCATGCAGTGCGCCACGCACACCTTTACACCACTGAAGAGGTCCGTGACTGGTACAGCAAGGACGGTAACTCCATCAACTGCAAGTGCAGCCAGCAATCGGTGCTGGTGGATGCGGACGGTAAACCGGAGTACCCGGACACTATCACGAAACTCAAACAGGAATACAAATCGATGCAGGCGCGCGGTTACGCCTGGGCGGAGAAATAACTATGCCTATGCAGGTCAATATCACCACTAAGGTGAATAGCCAGTCTATCCGACGCGAAACGTACAACGGGCGTGAGCATCTGGTGCTGCCGAGCTACACGCTGCCGGCAAACGTCGTCATGAATGGCGGGCTGTACACGGAAGATGAAATCAATGCCCACTATCAGGGGCTGGAAGGCACACTGGCCCCGCTGGGGCACCCACAGGTTAACGGCCAGTTCGTATCCGCGTTTTCTCCTGAAGGGATTAATGCCGGTCATATCGGCGCGTGGAACCGCAACGTTAAGAAGTCCGGCAATCGCATTTACCTCGAAAAGTGGGTTGATGTGGCCCGCGCCGGCGAGTCTGAAGGCGGAAAGGAATTGCTTGAACGTGTCGCCGCTATTGAGCGAGGTGAAGATGTCCCGCCCATTCATACCAGTGTGGCGGCATTCCTCGACCAGCTCGAGCCAAATGAACAGCAGCGAGCAACTGGTGCCGATTGGGTGGCAAAAATCCACAGTATGGACCATGACGCGATCCTGCTTCATGAAGTTGGAGCCGCTACCCCTGAGCAGGGCGTTGGCCTGATGGTTAACGCCGACCTGGCGCAGCCGCTAAAAGCTAACTCTGGCGCGCTGGTGGGCGAATCCTACCGGGAGCGAGAGCAACGACTCGACCGGGCAGCCAAAGCAAAGTTTGCACCAGGTGAAAACGAATATGCCTGGGTGGCTGACTTCACTGACTCGCAAACGGTAATCATCCGTAACGGCGGCAGTGCTGAGGTGTTTGGCTACAAGTCAGAAGGCGGGGTTATCACCTTCGACGATACCGGCACCGCAGTTGCACGACAGGAGTCGTGGGTGGCCATCGTCGCCAATAAACTCAAATCTCTATTCACACCGCAGGAACAGCCTGCACCAAACCACAAAACGGAGGGCGACATGCCTTTAACCAAAGAAGAACTGGAACAAATCGGCAGCATGATCGGCCAGGCTGTTGCGACCAATACCGAAGCGGCTATTAAGCCTCTTGCTGAAAAGGTTGATGCGCTGCAGGCCAATCAACAGCAGCTTGCTGAAACCCTGACCGCTAACTCCCGCGCTGAAGAAAAAACTAAGCGTGAAGCGGTTGCGAAAGTCCACGGCGATATCGTCGCCAATGCGCTGTCAGGCGATGCCCTGGACGCAATGTTCAAGTCGCTGGGCGAAGCTGCTCCGCTGGGTGCTAACAATGCTCAGTTGCCGAAAGAAACTGGCGCGCCTGCCGCATCTGAATACTTCAAATAAGGAGCCGGAATAATGGCACGTTATCGTCGCGTCAATATTGACGGTCAGTCGCTATACAAGACTGAAACCCGTACTACGTCAGCCGCGTTGCTTCCAGGTACTGCGGCAACTATCAACTCATCCGATCAATTTGCTCAGGCCACCGCGCTAACCGGCCGCCTGTACATCATCGATGTTGGTTATCACCAGGGCTTGACCATCACCGAATCAATCCCTGCCGGTGATTCAGCTGTCGGCAACTACGTCGAAGAAGGGCGGGAGCTGGCGTTACGCTGCATGCCTGGTGCTTACAAGAAAGACAGCCCGATCAAACTGGGAACTGCTGGTCAGTTCACCCTCGCAACCTCCGATACTGATTCAGTGATCGGCTACAGCCAGGATGAATACACCATTGCGGCCAGCACCACCGACTTCATTCGCGTGCGCATGCGCGTTGGCACCGTCGCCGCAGCTGGCGCGTAACAAAAGGACAAACACATATGTACTTCTCTAAAGAGACGCTGGCGACTAACTCCCGCCTCGGCGGGCACTGGAGCGAGCTGTGGGCAAACCGCAACATGTGGAACCGGCAGAACGATTCCATCATTGCGGCTAACCGCGAAATCATGACTCCTGACATGTTGGCCTGTAACGCCGTTGGCGGTTTCTCCCGTGACTTCTGGGCTGAGATTGACAACCAGGTGCTGCAACTGCGCGATCAGGAAGTCGGAATGGAAATCGTGAACGACCTGATTGGCGTTCAGACGGTGCTGCCGGTCGGTAAAACTGCCAAGCTGTATAACGTGGTTGGCGATATCGCCGACGACGTGTCAGTAAGCATCGATGGTCAGGCGCCATTCTCCTTCGATCACACTGAATACAACAGCGACGGCGACCCGATCCCGGTGTTTACCGCTGGTTACGGTGTGAACTGGCGTCACGCCGCTGGCCTGAACTCTGTCGGTATTGACCTGGTGCTGGACTCGCAGATGGCGAAGATGCGTAAGTTCAACCAGAAGCGCGTTAACTACTACCTGAACGGTGATTCTAAAATTCAGGTTCAGTCTTACCCGGCGCAGGGCATCAAGAACCACCGTCACACCAAGAAGATTAACCTAGGATCTGGTGCTGGTGGCGCGAATATCGATCTGACCACTGCTGACATGACCGCGATCTTTGCGTTCTTCGGTAAAGGCGCATTCGGTACCACCGCACGCACGAACAAGGTCGCCGCATACGATGTGATGTGGGTTTCTTCGGAAATCTGGGCGAACCTGGCTCAGCCGTATGTGGTCAACGGTGTTGTAAGCGGAACTGTACTGCAGGCGGTGCTGCCGTTCGCACCGGTCAAAGAAATCCGCATGAGCTTCGCGCTGAGTGGTAACGAGTTCATCGCGTATGTTCGTCGTCGTGACGTGATCTCTCCGCTGGTGGGCATGGCTGTCGGCGTTGTTCCGCTGCCGCGCCCACTGCCTAACGTCAACTACAACTTCCAGATTATGTCTGCTGAAGGTCTGCAAATCACCGCAGATGAGCAGGGGCTGTCTGGCGTTGTCTACGGCGCTAATCTGGCGTAAGGAAACAAGATGGCTAAATACGAAGTGGTGCGCCCATGGTTTGGTGTGAAGGTTGGTGATGTGGTGGAGTTGAAAGAGCTTCACCCGGCGCTGAAGTCAAACGTCCGCCTGATGCGCGGTGAAGCTGGTGGGGAACTCAATCCGGCAACGCCTGAAGGCGGTACCGATAACAAATCTCATAAAGAGATTATCCAGCAGCGCCTGACGGAGTTGAATATCGAGTTTAAAGGCAACCTTGGCGCTGAGAAGCTCAGTGAGTTGTTGCCTGATGGCGAACTCGAAAAGCTTTTCCCTGCTGAATAACAGCCGCCGCTAAGGCGGTTTTTTTTACGCCCTGCTTCGGTGGGGCGTTTTTACTGGAGTCGATAATGGTAACTCTCGAACAGGCAAAGGAGTATCTGGAAGGTCAGGGAATTACCATTCCCGATTTTGTGCTGCAGGCTTTCGTTGATGAGGCGAACAGCATTCAGGAGTGCCTTGATGCGCATTACCCGGCATCTACTGCCTTGCTGATTCAGCTCTACCTGTTAGCGCTGATGGGGCTCGGGAGTGGAGATAAATACATTTCCAGCCAGACGGCGCCAAGCGGGGCATCCCGGTCCTTCCGTTACCAGTCATTCTCTGACCGATGGAAGGCATCAGTAAACCTGCTGCGCAGTCTGGATAAATATGGGTGCGCCAGCGCGCTGATTCCTGCCGATCCAACTGCTGCCCCAGCATTCGCCGGCATCTGGATTGGCAAAGGTGGCTGTATGTGTGGTGGCAACAAATGAAATGGATATCCGTCAAAGAGCGCCATCCGCGGTCATTCGTCCGTGTCTGGGTGATGACTGATACCGGGAAGCAAACCACAGCGTACGTCAAATCCAATGGCGAGTGGTACATCAACTGCGACCGTATACGCGCCACAGGCGCTGTTGTGCTGCGATGGAGGGATGAATGATGTCATCGGTAGCCAATTGGTCATACACCGCGACGGCGACAATCTGGCGGCGTATACGCGATGCTGACGGTAGCGATACCGACGGCGGAGGTCAGCCGTACGGGTGGGAAGCGCCTATCGCTATCCTCTGCGACTACCAGGGCGGTCTCTCCGCGAAAATCGGTAACCTTGGTCGGGAAATCGTGGTTAAAAACACGATATGGACCGAGTACGCAACGGCGCGGGAGGGAGATTACATCCTGATTGGCGCATCGACAGATGCGGCTCCGCCGGAAGAGGCCGATGAGATTCGGCAGATCGTCCAGTTCGCAGATACGTTCGAGCGACTGGCGGACGATTTCGCACTGATTACGGGAGTCTGATTATGGGCGCTAAAGTTCGCGGCATCCGCCAGGCCAAGGCCAACCTCGATCGCATCATCAAAGACGTCCAGGGGTGTAAAGTCGTGCGGGCAATCCAGTCTGCGATGCTTATCGGCAGCGCGCAGGCAGCACTTTACACCCCGATCGATACGTCGACGCTCATCAACAGCCAGTTCCGCGAAATCATGGCTAACGGCACCAGGGTAACCGGGCGCGTTGGTTACTCCGCCAACTATGCGGTGTATGTCCACGACCCGGCAGTGAAGCAGAACTTCCGGCGAGCTACTGCCCGCAAGGAGTTCTTAACGAAGGGCTTCGAGGATACCCGCAGCCAGATTGACGCGGTGGTGAAGAAGGAGTTGTCGTTATGAATCGCACTATCCATTTTGCCGGAGATGGCCTCGGCCCTCGCAAAGTATTTGTGAATGGCAACCAAATCGACGGGGTATTTTTTGCTGATATCCAGCGCGGAATTGTTCGGTATCATCCAAGGCCATTCAGAGCCCATAAGCGCCGTAAAGGTGAGCTCTACGAGCGTACTTTAAAGGGACGCGTAGAAGTCTTTCCATGTGGAGAGACACAATGAACCCTCCGATGTATATGCGCCTCAAAGACCTCTTTGTGGCTGAGGGGCTTACCGCGGGGTTTAAAGTCCAGTGGCGGCAATGGCGCGATACTGCGAAAGACACGGACCAGTTCATCGTGTTCAGGCCTTCCGGCGGTACCGATATCACCTTTGACCTCGGCGGAGACTGGTATGTGATGGTCGACGTTGTTTCCTCGAAAGCTAATCCAGATGCTGCTGACGCCGCGGTAAACGCCATTGTCGAGTATATCAGCGCGCAATCCGGCGCCGATGATTGCGTTGGCGCGCTACGGCTTGTCGGCAATGTACCGGCGCCGATCCCCACCGAAGAGGGCCGATTAGTAACCCGGCTACTCGTCTCCTGCACATACGGAGAATAATCGTCAGAATCACCCATCAGGCTGCCATATGGCGGCCTTTTTTAATTGAGAGGCATACATGCAAGGCTGCGCTAATGACACCGGCAAGCTGATTGGTAAGGTGGCCGTGCTCCGCATGGCTTTTGGCTGTGCTGATACGGTTCCTGCGCTTTCCGAATGGAAGCGACTCGGCGCCATGACCACCAAGGGCTTTGACTACTCCATGAATACCGTCACCTCTGAGGCTGACGATACGAAGGGGCTGGTTGAGAACCTGGTCAACAATATGGACTTCACCATCTCAGGAGAAGGTGAGTTCCGCAAGAAAGACAAGACGACGGAAGTCGGCGCTATTGCCATCTCGAAATATATTTTCGATGAAGTACAGGCCGGCCGTCAGCCGACAGTCTGGGTCCGCTTCGACTTCACTGGTGAAGACGCTGGCACTTATATCATGGGGCACTTCAACACCACCTCCTGGTCTGGTGATTTCGGAACCTCGGATATTTCCACCTTCTCTGGTGAGTGGAAAGTTGCTGATGCAGACACCGTGGTATTTGAGGTGGCGCCTCCGGCGCTGGCGTTTACCACCAACCTGCCGGCGACCAAGAGCGTGGCGGCCGGTTCGGCTCTGAATATGTCGGTAGTGGTTGAGGGTGGCACAGCGCCTTACACCTACGTCTGGAAGAAAGATGGCACGGTTGTCAGCGGGCAAACAACGGCGACCTTCAACAAGGCCAGCGCTGTTTCCGGTGATGCCGGGGTTTATACCTGTGAAGTCACCGACTCTTCCGCGACACCAGTCAAGATCACGTCTGCATCCTGCACGGTCACTATCAGTTAACCGCCAGGCCATTTCGTGAATAGTACAAAGGGCGTTCTGCGCCCTTGATACTGTTTATGGAGCGACTATGACCCCGATTAAAGAATTAGGCGAATGCGTTATCGGTACCGATGACCGGGAATTCTTTTTCCGGCCGTCATTCAGGGCTATGGCGCGCATCGGTGAGCCGGCTGAAATCGTGCAGACGTTCTATGATCTGCTCAACGACGAGGCAACTCCTTTACTGCAGCGCGCAGCAGAGGCTTATATCCGCGACGAGTACAGCCGGCTTCCGGATTGCGTGCTGAGGTATATCCAGAGTGGACTGCTGACCCGCAAAGCCATCATGGCTGCGCATACGGTGCTTACGGCGTGCTGCGATGATGATATTGGCGATCTGATTGGCTGGATGAAGCCGGGAAAGACCCGTAAGCGCGGTTTTGTGTGGCGTCATGGCAGCATGCCGCCGCAGAACATGATCATCATCGCGCAAAACCTGATGATGCACGGCATCATCGGCAAAGCGAAGGTGCGCAAGCTGCAGCGTTATGAAACGAACGAGACAACCGCAGAATTCCGCGCCGCCGACTACATCATGGCGGCCCGCAACCATTTCGGCATAAGCCGGGAAGAGGCTGAGAACCTCACGATGACAGAGTTCGCCATGATGATTAACGCCAAGTACCCCAATCAGAACGGCTTCACGCGAGAAGAGTACGACACGGTTATGGACGAAGACGAGCGACGCTGGCAGACGATGATGGAGCAGGAGCAAGCCAGCATAACCAAATAAACCTCCCGACAGAACCTCATCGTTCAGATGGACCTAGGCATGGCCTCAATCATGCAAGGCACAACATAACAATGATACTCTATGTGAGTCATTAAACAGCGAGGTGTGCCGTATGCAATGGGTTTCAGTGGGTGAAGCATTACCAGAGACAAGATCTCAATTTCAAATGGTCATTGTTGCGACAAACAAGGGCATAGGTGTTGCCAGCTATAATGCGATAAATGGATTTTACGACGCCATTTTAAATGGTGGAAAGCAATACAGTAGGCTTGAAATCAGTCACTGGATGTATCTGCCTGACCAGCCTGAAAAATGATTGCATAGCCCACTCGGGTGGGCTTTGTCGTTCAAGTTCATCCCTGATAGGATTAGTCCGAACAATACCAAAGGGATGATTACAAAAATGAAGAAAATTTTAGTCGCTACTGCGATTGCTTTGACGCTGGCAGGCTGCGCTTCCTCAGGAAACCAGCAACTCAGCAAGGAAACCGAAATCAGCGTAAAGTCTAAGCTGCAGGAAGGGAAAACCACCAAGGCCGAGGTTAAAACGACATTCGGTTCCCCGGATTCAGTTTCGTACACTGACGGTGGCAATGAGATCTGGAAGTACGCCTTCGCCAAAGTAAAAGTTAACGGGACTACGTTCATACCTTTCTATGGTCTCTTCCATAACGGAACTAACGGCACCAAGAAAGAACTTACCATCCTGTTTAAAGACGATGTAGTAGCCAAGTACACAATGGCAGAGTCGGCTATCAATACTAAATCTGGCTGGGCCGATTAAGTACAGAGACAACCTCACTTCGGTGAGGTTTTTTGCTTTTGGTTGCATTGAAACCTGATATATCCCTGCTAATCTGTCCAAAACCAACCAGTGGGGATAGGGATATGAAAAAGGCTTTATTTGCGTTCTTGGCACTGATGTCATTTAGCGCAGTATCAGCTACGACATTCAGCATTCCAACGGATTCGAAAGCTAAATATACCATCATTGATAAAACCTTGAACGGCTCCATGGCAACCATCACGACCATGAGAGAGGGACCGTCAGGGACATCCTACTCACAACGCCTGTATGACTGCACATCGTGGACGGTGAAGTATCTTGGTGATGGGGACACGCTGGAACAGATGAAAGCATCCAAGCCTGACGATGGGATGTCTCCAATAGTTGATAATTCAATAGCGTATTATATAGGCCAACGTGCCTGTAAATAACCAAACCCGCTCCGGCGGGTTTTTTTATGTCCGGAGTATGCGATGGCAGAAAAAGCAGGTGAAATTTATTATGACATTGAAGCTAACGTATCCGGCCTGATCCAGGCGCAGCAGCAGGTTAATAAGCGTCTTGACCAAATGGACGCCAAGTTTGAACAATCATCACGATCTGCCGGGCGCTTCGAAGGTGCTTTAAATAAAGTTGGCGTTGCCATTGCAGCAGCTTTCACCATTGATGCAGCGAAGAAGCTTATCGCCATCGGCGACGAGATGGTTACTCTACAGGCGAGGATAGCCAGACTAAGCCCCAGCATTGACGTGGCCAAAGAAACACTTGCCTCCCTGTCTGCAATCGCAGCTCAAACAGGTAATAGCCTGTCAGAAACTGAGAGGTTATGGGAATCACTGACGACAGCGTTAAAGGAGACTGGCGCCACTAACTCGCAAATTCTCGGGTTGACGTCGACACTGCAAAAAATTGGTACGATCGGTGGGTCCTCTGCTGAGGAAATGGCAAACGCATTGCGGCAGTTCGGCCAGTCTATTTCTGGCGGTATCGTCCGTGCTGAAGAGTTCAACTCTATTCTTGAGCAGATGCCTGAACTTGCGCGCCAGATTGCAGCGGGGCTGGGGATATCAATCGGCGATCTTCGCAAGAGAATGCTGGAAGGTAAACTGACGGCTCAGGATGCTCTGAACGCCATTCAACGTCAGTCGCAGTCGGTCAATGAAGAGTTCGATAAAATGCCGGTCAGCATTGATCGCGCAAAGAACAGCCTAGATGTGGCCTTCAAAAATGCTATTAACGACCTGAACCAGGCAATAGGCCTGACCACGACACTTGCAGGATTAATGCAGAGCGTCGCGGATAACCTCAATTACTACAACAACAATGTCGGCGATTCTTCAAGAATGCCGAAGCTGATCAAGCTCCAGCAGGATCTGAACAATGAGCTGAAAGATGGCCAGAGATGGTATGAAACTGACTCAGTTTTTCAGGCCAGAAGGGCGCAGGCAGCAGTGCAGCTGAAGCAGATCGAGGGGGAAATAGCCCACATTCGAGCAAAGGCTCAGAAGGACGCAGGAAGCAACCAGTTTAATGCGCCGCCGACCAAAGGCGATGATGCCGCAACCAAGAAGCTGGTTCAAAACTCTGAACGCCGTCTTGCGTTGGCCAAACTTGAAGGCGAGGCGCGAGCCAGGCTTCAGGCCCAATATGATGCTGCTGATGCCGGTGTGACCGATCCTAAGCGAATAAAAGCGCTGCAGGACGAATACGCCGAAACCTACCGGGTTACGGAGGCCAGGAAGGAAAGCGATAAAGCCGGGAAGCAGTCTGCTTCCACCGCTGAGTCTATAGCCCAAAAACTTGAAAACCTTCGCCAGCAGTCTGAGCTTGCAGCGGCCTCAACGCAGGAATTGAGCCGTGAGCAGGCGATATTGCGAGCGCAGCAGTCTCTCGGTAAATCAGCTACTCAGGCTCAAGTCCAGGAGGCAGGAAAATACGCAGCCGCCGCCTGGGATGCAGCCGCAGCGGCGAAGGGGGTAACAGAGGCGCTTAATGCCATTCCGGAACAGGCGGAGAATAAATCATACGCTGAATCCATGCAGAACCTGAAAGCGGCGCTGAACGCCGGGAAGATTGATCTGCAGGAGTACAACGCAGCCACTGAGCAGATGGAGCAGCAGCATCAGGCCAACCTCGCCAAAATACGCTCGCAGCAGGTGGTTAACCCCACCCAGCAGGCAATTGCTGAAGTTGACCCGGTGCAGCAGCTGGCCAACCAGCACGCGCAGGAGTTGGCGCTGATTCAGCAGTTCGAGCAGCAAGGGGTTATCGCTCACACTCAGGCCCTGGCACTGAAAAAAGCCGCTGACACTCAGTATGAGCAGCAGAGAACCGCTGCTATGTGGGAGGTTTACCGGAATCAGAGCCTTGGCAATGAGGCCATAGCTGCTTCATTCGATGCTCTGGCTGGTAATGCCTCTAACGCCCTGACCGGCATAATTACAAGAAGTATGAGCGCACAGGAAGCAGCGCAATCACTTGCCAGCACCGTTTTGAACAGTCTTGTAAACGCATTCGTTCAAATGGGTGTTGAGTGGGCCAGAAACGCGATTATGGGCGCAACCACCCAGCAGACTGCAATAGCAGCAACTACGGCCGCACAAGTCGCAGGGATAACCACTCAGACAGCGGCAAGCACCGCGGCGGCGGCCACCACAACCGCAGCATGGACTCCAGCTGCGATTATGTCCTCTATAGCTTCATGGGGTGGTGCAGTTGCTATCGGTCTGGGCGCTATGGCTGGCGTTATGGCATTGGCAGGTAAACGTAAAAATGGTGGTCCAGTATCTGCTGGCTCAATGTATCAGGTGGGTGAAGGCGGTAAACCAGAGATTTACCAGGCCAGCACCGGCAAGCAGTACATGATCCCCGGCGATAACGGGAAGGTCATCAGCAATAAGGATATGCAGTCAGGAGGAGGGATTAGAGTGCAGGTGAACGTCATCAACCAGTCTACCGGCGCCACAGTTCAGAGTGCCGACGGCTACATGCAGGACGGTAGCGCGGTGGTGGACTTGCTGATCACCGACATGGAAAGAGGCGGCCCGGTATCCTCTCAGATGCAGCGGACATTTGGACTAAGCCGCAAAGCGCAAGCCACTTACTAAACCAAACCCGCTCCGGCGGGTTTTTAAATGGGTGAACATTATGAAAGTAGCAATCGAGGTTAATGGCGAGGTTATCTGGTACCGCGACAGCGATAAACATGAGGGGATGGCGTCGTTGGGCTACTTGAAGGACGGCACACAGCAGGAAATCATTGCCGCCCTTGAGGATGCCTTAAATCAGGCAAAGGGTGAGCATCTATGCTGGAATGACGGTAATTGAATGGCGTACGGACGCCGATCCACCTCCTAAATCAAGGGTGACATTCCAGTACCCCGAGTGTGGTACATGCAAGTGTGCAGGCAGTTTCTCAAAGAAACCGCCGCCACCGTGATGCTGGAACCCCCTCTGGCTGCGGTAGTTGTTAAAATTTGAATCAGTCATCAGTAAAACGTTGCACTGATGAGAGCAGTCAACAACAACCGTATCACCGGCGTTGAGATGCATTCGTGTATGCAAGAAATTCATTCTGATTCCTTATTTGTGTAGCCAGCTAGCACCTGGCAATAACACGATAATGGTAAAAAACATTTCGTTACATCCTGATAAAAGATCAGTGCCGCAGCCGCGGCATTTTTTATGCCCGGAGGAAACGTGGCAACTGTTCAATACCCTCCGTTCCTGCCGCTTCCCCAGCGCGCCGATCAGAACATGACGCAGGATACAGCCTGGCAGACGACGCAGACGGCAGTCGGTCCATTGATAATCACGCCGATTACTACTGACTTGAAAGCAACCTGGACGCTGCAGTGGATATTCACGCTTGCTCAAGCCGAGCGGTTTAAGTCATGGCTGCGATCGCCGACATATTGCGACCGCGGGCGCAACTGGTTCCAGATGCTGATCGACCTGGGTGATACGCAGGGCGTTCAGCAGCAGACGCTGCATTTCGTCGACATGCCGGTGCAGACCAGCAAAAACGGCAACATTGTCACCTGGACCGCAACGGTTATCAGCAACGGTATCGAGGACATTACCGAGGACTATGACGACTGGATCGTAGAGGCCCAGCCTGGCTATGGATACTGGCTGGATTACCTGATAACCGAAGTGATGCCGAGGGCTGACTAATGCCGACTTTGAGAGAGTGGAAGGAGCGCAGGCCGGCTAGCGACATCAAACAGACGGTGGAGTTTTATCACCCTGCGTTTGGTTATTACCGGGTGGTCAATAACCTGTTTCGCCCGGCGACGTTCGGCGGAAACTCATTCGAGCCTGCGCGGTTCAGCGTGACCGAGCCGGCACAGGACGGAACGGCAGTGATATCCATGACGATCACCTTTGTCGCCGCGACGGAGCATGTCCGGCAGACACTGAAAAGCTGGCGCGGGGCGGCGCGCATGACGCCGATAAAGTGCCTGTATCAGCAGTGGAACGCGATCGGTGATGCATCATCCCTGAAAGACTGGACGCTTTACGTGAACGACATTTCAGCCGATGCCAGCAACGTCACCGTGACCGCCGGCAAGACCAATCCGCTGACGCTGGCCAACTCCATCATTTACACCACGAAAGACTATCCCGGGCTAATCACTGTATGACACAGAGCGACTTTATCGGGCTTGTTAACGGCAAGCCCTGGGCTAATCGCGCCTGCAGTTTTGAGCAGATGGACTGCTGGGGCCTGGTGGTTCTCTATTATCGGCATGTGCTAGGCCTGGAGCTGCATCATATCGCCGGCTACGAATCGGGAGCGGATTTCATCACCTGCTACGAACAGGAGCGCACCCACTGGCGGCGCGTGCCGGTGGCGGCCACCGGATGCATCGCTGTTTTTTACCGCGGCGAAGTGCCGGCGCATATCGGTGTGATGATCAGCCCGGTCAGGTGCCTGCATGCCCGCGGCGAATTCGGCTTCGTACGCTGCGACAGCCCGCTGGCGCTTCTTAAGGTTTACAGCCGCGTGGAGTACATGATTCATGGTTCGATATGAGTTACAGAGGCTGCCTGGCGCGCCGCTGCATCGGGGAACGGTAGATGCTGGCACCACACTGGTGAGTCTGCTGGATTCCCTGCAGCTGCACCGCGATGTTATCGTGAAACTGAATGGCCGAGCGCTGCCTGACGATTACGATATCAGCCGTCCACTGCGATTTGGTGACACGGTGGCTGTGTTCGACCAGCCAGAGGGCGGGGTGGGAAAGCTCATCACCACGATATTGCGTCCGGTCACGAAAATCCTTTCCGGCGCGCTGAAGGTGTTCGGACTATCAAATAAGCCTAGTGCGTCGGTATCGGTGGCGACAGGGGAATCCCCCAACAACGACTTAACCGGCCAGACGAACCGCGCGCGACTCTACAAGGGGCGCCCTAACATTTACGGCCAGTGCCGCGTCTTTCCTGACCTGATTCAGGAGGCTCTGTTCGAGTTCGTCGACAACAACAAACAGCTTACGGAATGGTTTGAGGTCGGTTACGGCCGGTACACCATCTCATCGATCCGCTACTCGGAATCGAACCTCGGCAGCCTGGCGGGCGCCAGTTCTGCGATTTATAACCCGGGTGACGTGATCGGCACGATTGAAGTCGGGTATCAGTTCGATGACGTCGATAACGAGACTGTGCCCGGCCTGAATGAAAGTCAGGACTTCCCGGCTCAGACCGCGACCACGACGGCGCCGACATCAGTGGCGATCGAGAGTAATCAGCTCAAAGCCATTGTGCTGTCGAACGATGATAACTTTGCCTACTTCGCTGCGCTGGCGGTACCTCACCCCGTGTCATTCGTCATCAACGCCACCTGGAACGAAGGCGGGACAAGCGTCACACGGAATGTCACCGGCGCCGGGAATATCATCTCATCAGAGAGCTTTATTGGCGACGACACGCTGTCGTATACGACGTTTTATATCGGCGAACTGTCGGGTGAAATTACATCTCTGCCGGGCAATGCGGTTATCAACCCGACGCTGTTCACGCTGAATGACCAGACCCCGCTGGTTATCGGGCCGTCAGTGTCACCTATCGTATCCACTCAGGTTTGGGTGCATGTGCTGGTTCAGCTCGGCGCGACGGCCGGTACAACGCAATACCGGATTAAGTTCTGGCAGGTCGATGACGACAACAATCAGGTGCCGGGTACATCCGAGCAGCACGATTTCTTCTTCGATAACGACTTCCAGGTGACGACCCGGTATTTCCGCACAACGCACAAGTTTGTCCCGGCTGCCGGGGCGGGGCGCTATGCGGTCACTATCGAGCGCCTCGACAACAGCAATGACGCAAACGTAGTGACACTGATGGCGATCCACGCGGTGAACGTGCGCGAAAACGTCGTGTATCCGGAAGATACGATTGCCCGTATCACTATTAAGGGGTCGAATGACAGCAACAGCAACCGCGAGCAGAAGTACAATATGCTGGCGCAGCGGCATACCATCAGCTACGACCGGACAACCGGCGCGGTTGATTACACGCTGCGGCCGAGTCGCTCGTTTGCCGACGCCATCCTTCACGAATGGGTGGTTGTCGGTAAGCAGGACGTGGCCAGTATTGACGTCGCGGCTCTGTATGCCATTGCCGATTCGCTGCCGGATGAGGCGCTTGGGTATTTCGATTACACCTTCTCGGATGAGAAACAGCCGTTGGGTGAGCGCATAGCTACGATCGCCAATGTGGCCCGCGTTGACGGCAATAACATTGGTGATGTGCTGACATTCTGGCGTGATGAGAAAGTGACAAATCCCGATGCGGTTTTTGCGCGCTCAAACATGTTCTGGGACGAGTACAAAGTAGCCTGGCAAATGTCTCTTCCCGGTGGTTACGACGGCGTGGCGCTGGATTACGTCGACCCGCTCACCAATAAGAAATCCTATGTTTATCTGCAGCTCGACAGCAGCGGCATCACCGAGGTTGAGGACGCTACCGTTAACGCGATGCAGATCAGCCTGGACGGCTGCCGCAACGCCACTCAGGCAACCGATCGGGCCTGGCTTGAGGCGAGGAAAATCCTTTACTCACGCCTGACCATGACAGTGAAAGTGCTGGAGTCGACGCAGGTGGTGCGAGGTACGGTGGTTCAGTGTCCGGACATGTACGACAATGCGCAGCAAACCGGTTATATCACCGGGCGATCCGGAGACGTATTTGCGACCTCAGAGCGTCTCGACTTTTCTCTCGGCGATATGTGGGTGGTTATGACCGACAGCCTCGGAAATTACCGCGGGCGATGGCAGGCCTATCCGGTAAGCGGCAAGCCAAAAGCATTTCAGGCTGCAGCCGATACCTTCGATCTGAACATTTATGACCGCGAAAATGTGCAAAACCCCAGCCGTTATTTCATTGCTACCGACTCGGAACTGAACTCCACAATCTGGCGCGTCGATAGCGCTAAACCCAACGGTGACGATACTCAAACCCTCTCACTCACTGAGTATTCAGACTCGATTTATCCGTAACACACAGCAGTAATTACCAACCTTCGCGCACACCATCAGATTGACTTCTGAGGGGGTAGTGCGCCTTTTATAGGGCGACAAGACATGGCAGAAGTTCCACTCCCAACGCCGACGCAGGTTCCGGTACCGAGTACCGATATTCGTAATGCGGTATTTGCATGCGCGAAGCTTGACGAAGAAGTTACTGGCCTCGGTGATTTCTATACTGACCGTCTTGGTTCAAAGCATCTGACAAACACCGGGAGAAATAACCAGTTTCAGGATGCGCAGAATCAAAGGGAGTCTGATTTCGTTGCGTCACAAGTGGATAAAGAAGCGCGTTTTCAGCAATTCCTCTTAAACTCTGGCTATCAGTTTTTAGGAGATTATGAAAACGGACCGTATACAATCACTGCCAGAAACCAGATTATTCGTTATCAGAATGAATTCTGGCGTTTAAATGCTGCAACTATTCCACCATATACAACCACAGGTATTAACAATGCATCATGGGCTACTGATATTACGCATCTGGTAAGTGTTGGTGATGCTAATTTAAGGCAGGAATTATCTTTCTCTTCTGGACTAAAATTAATTGGACAATGCGCAAGCATAGCCGCGTTGCGCACTATTACACTTGAATCTGTCGGACAGCAAGTGTTTGTTAAAGAACACACTCCTGGAATGGGGCAAGGCGGGGGTATATTTTATTGTCATTCTTTGACAAACCCAGGCTCACTTGTTGATGATGACGGGTTCCAAATAGTTACGGCATCTGGGCAAGTCTTACGTAGAAAAGACCGCAATATAATGTCTGCCGAGATGTTTGGTGCTATCGGCGGACAGGATATAACTCCCGTGTTGAATAATATGTTGCTGGCGTCTAAAACGTTCAACATACAAGAGGCCTATATCCCGCACCCTCTTAATAAAACAGATTATACTGCCACAGGTGGTAGCGTTGCCGATGTCACCGATGGGATAGGTTTCAATTTAATAGGCATCAAAACGGTAAATAAAGGGCCAGCGATAAACCATATCTCTAATAATATATTTTTCAGATTCAGGAAGAATGGGCCAGCATCGTCTAGTTTTTATGAGCAATGTAGCATCACAGGACTTCTCATCCGTGGTCGTAATTCTACAAACACAGCAGCAGGTAACGACGGTTATGCTATAGAGGCCTCAGATATAATTGGTTTTTATTGCGACGTATTCTGTACTGGGTATACAAACACCTCTGCCGCAGCAGTATCATTGTATAATGATACTAGTTTTACAGAGCAATCACGTATTAAGTTGCACATCCGAAATTGCTGCAATGGCGTTCATTTCCACCGGAACGCATCACCTGGCGCGACAAGCACAAATTCTTTCATGGGAACTGACGTTGACTTGGCTTTCCAGGCCGCCGTTTCTGGTAAAACGAATAACGGTATTGTTGTAGGTAATTTATATGGTACTTCAACATCAAATACATTTGATGTTAACCTGTATGCTTCTAAAATTAAAATGAAATATTGGGCGGAAGGAGGTTCGGCCACACGGGCTATTTTAGTTACCGCTAAAGGTATAGTGCCGGAATCAACAACATTTGATCTGATTTCAGACGGTTATGGATTTGGCACGTCAGACACGGATACAACTACAGATCCGGCTACACAATTAATACGTGTTGAGAATGGTGGGATATTCCGAGCTAAATGCACTGATCAGTCAATGCAGACAGGCCTGAGTCACCGACTTAACCAGCTACAGCGTCTCAGGAACACTATTTTTTCATTCCAGGACGATACGTATAAAGTCCCATATAATGACGCACGTCCTTACATCAACCCTGTGGGGATGTCTTGTATTTGCTCTGGCACTATTGATGTGGCTACGCAGCAAGCCGGTGCGTCATGGCAGATATCTGGCCTGCCTATGGGCATGCGGATCAGGGTTACGATAAACCAATACCTGGAGGGAGAGCCCGCCACTAGCGTTCAAGAGGTGTGGGAAGTTCTAGTGCGCGGGGACGCGCAGTCAGTAATTTGCACCCCGTTGGTTACAAATGACGTATTAACTACGACCACTGGCCTGGCGGTGGTTAACTCATTATTCGCGACCGCAACATTCCTTAAATCAGTGGCAGCAGCTTTTGGCAAGTTTTGGCAGGGCGACTCCACCAGAACTCGCCTGACTGTTAGAAATAACAATGATGATAACTCATTAACAACAGGGTCATCAGACGGCCGCAAGTTTAGGATATTCCTTCCAGTAAATGCCTCCGCGACTAGTGTTCTACATTATTCAGTTAAATTGGAGGTGGTATAATGTCATTAGTATGCACTAGTGTTTCTGGCGTTGCAGAGGGCCATTTTGTAGTGGGCCGCACCTACAAACCGGACAGTAATGGCCGCCTTACGACCCAAGCCACAGATGATACCGGATGCCAGGCATTGTGGACCGTGGAGAACGACAATATTTACGCTTTAGTTGGAGATTTAGATTCTGAAGTAATAGTCACTTTTGAACCAGAATAA